TAACTACACAGATAACGGGGAGTGAAGAATGATGCTTATCCAGAAGAAACTCATAAAAGAGATGGACAGAGCAGCATACAATCCCCGCGTGGAATTAAGGCCCGGCGATGATGAGTATGAGGCCCTAAAGGATAGCATTTCAGAATTTGGTTTAGTTGTCCCGATCATCTGGAACCAGAGAACAAACCGCGTCGTTGGTGGACATCAGAGACTTACCGTTGAAGAAAACCTCGGACACACGGAAGTAATGGTTTCGGTGGTGGACATGGACGAAATGCAGGAAAAGCAGCTCAACATCGCACTAAACAAGGCACAGGGCGCTTGGGATGACGGGAAGCTCGCTGAGCTTATGAACGGCTTGGGGGAACGGGCGACGGAAACGGGTTTCACTCTTCCCGAAATCGAAGCGCTCACGACCAGAATCGAAGACGCGCTGGACGAAGACTTCCTCGATGGAGAGCTTGGCAAAATCGAAGAAACATTCAACGTCACGCTGGACTTCCCGATAGAACTCAAAGACGAAGTCACAGGATATATCAGGGAACACGGCAAGGACGAACTGGTCGAGCTTATGATCGAGGCGGCACGGAAGGAGGAATGAGGCATGGGATGCAGTTGCGGAAGCCAAGTCATTCTGTGCAATCTCCCGGTACGCTTTGACAGCTATGTCGGATGCAGCCACGGATGCCGATATTGCTTCGCACAGAAGAAGACGGACATCACAAAGATTCGCAGGGGCGACAGCCCGCAATCCCTCCGAGACTTTATCGAGGGAAAGCGCGGCTACGAAACCCGATGGGTGGACTGGAACATCCCCATCCATTGGGGCGGCATGAGCGATCCGTTTCAGCCCATAGAGCTAAAAGAGCGCGTCAGCTACGAGTGCTTGAAGGTATTTGCGGATACGCAGTACCCATTTGTCGTCAGCACGAAGGGCCGCCTGCTCGCGCATCCAGATTATCTCGACCTGCTTTCGCGCTGTAATTGCGTGGTGCAGGTAAGCATGGTTTGCGGCAGATACGACAAGCTGGAACCGGGCACGCCCAGCTACGAAGAACGGCTGGAAATCGTAAAAACGGTAGCCGCCCGCGTAAAGCGCGTTATCATTCGAGTGCAGCCCTACATGCCGGAGGTTTTCCGGGACGTCATGGAGAACATCCCGCGCATCAAAGAGGCGGGCGCATACGGAATCGTGACCGAGGGGATGAAATTCGCCAAGGCGAAGCCGGGAATGATACGCATAGGCGGAGATAGCTGCTATCCAAGGGCCGTCTTGGAAAGAGACTTTTTGCAGATCAGGCAAGAGGCCCACAGGAACGGATTGCGGTTTTATTGCGGCGAGAACAGGCTCCGGGCTATGGGCGACGATATGTGTTGCTGCGGCATTGACGGCCTGCCCGGATTCAAGGGAAACGACTACAACCTCTGCATGATTTTGAACGGCAAGACCCCGGAGCCGACCGAACACATGAAAAAAGTCGGTACGGGGGGGTGCTTCAAAAGCCTGCGCCAAAACGCAGGAACAACGGAGAAGATCGCAAGGCAATCTTTTTACGGATTGATGCAAGAGGAATTGAGCCGAAAGCCCGACTATTACCGAAGACTATTCGGAAAGGGCAATGAATAGCGAAAAGCTGCATTACCTGACACCAGTGCAGCGGGTGAACGGGATGCTATTCAAACGCGAAGACCTGTATGCACCATTCGGAACGGGAGAGGTCAACGGCGGAAAGTTGCGACAGTGCATGTTGTTGGTGAACAAGATACACCGGGACTACGAAGGGCTTGTCACCTGTTGCTCTATCCACTCACCGCAAGCGCCGATCACCGCGGCAACGGCCAAGGCGTTTGGGATGCAATGCCAGATACTCTATGGAGGCACAAAGCCGGAAACTCTTTTGAAGCTTCCGATGCCAAAACTTGCAATGAGGTATGGCGCAAAGGTCAGCATCGCGGCAAGGAGTGGCCGTAGTAGTATATTATATTATATAGCTCAGAAACTACAAAGAGTAAAAGATAAAAGAGACTATATAATATTATATGGCATCAATCTCGAAGAACACGAGGACATTTTGCTGGGAGCAGTTGCAGATCAGGTCAAAAATACACCAGACGAAATTGAAAACCTAGTCCTCACATGCGGCAGCGGAATAACGGCCATTGGAGTGCTTGCTGGCATAAAACGATACGGCAAGAGCGTCAGGAACATCCACCTGGTCGCCACAGCTCCAGACAGGCGAAAGCTGATTCACAGCATGCTGCAAAAACACGGAGCGGACAGGGACTTCTTTTACCACGATCTCTTTCACACGCGCGGCTTTTCCTACGAAGAGCCGTTTTGCTCTGTTTGGGGAGGAATCAGGCTGCACCCGAACTACGAGGCAAAAACGATGGCGTGGTTTGCAAAAAGCGGCCTGCGGCCAGAAGATACGCTGTTCTGGATAACGGGCGCAGAACCTCTCGCCGGTAAGTAACGGGAGGTGATGGAATGCCAAAGCGCCAAGAACCAGACATCGCCCCTTGGGAGCAGCAGCCGGGAGAAAGCGCAAAGGCGTTTGAGGCATTCGCCATCTACCGAGATATGGGCGTGGAGCGGTCTGTCAGGAAGGTCACACAACGGCTCAACAAGAGTTTGACGCTGATTGGAAAGTGGAGCAGCCGGTACAACTGGCCGGAACGCGCTCGTGCAAACGACCGGGATTTAGACCGGCAGGCCCACGCGCAGGCCGTTCGGGACGTGCGCAGCATGACGAACCGGCATATCCGCATCGCCATGCAGTTGCAGGCCAAAGCGCTGGAGGCGCTAGAGCAACTCAACGTGGCTACGCTCTCCCCCAAGATGCAGCTCGCTTTTCTCGCCAAGGCAACAGAGATCGAGCGCATGAACCGCCTGAGCGCAGCGGGCATGGATGACAGCGGCCAGCAGCGCGACGGCGCGGAGGGAATCGAAGTCGTGATAGAGGGTGAAGACGATGTTGACGATCAGAGTTAAGCCAAGCGCATTCAACAGCGTCTACTACCCACACCTAAAGAACGACCACCGCTACCAGATCTATTATGGCGGCTCGTCAAGCGGCAAGAGCTTTTTCCTCGCCACCCGCGCCGTTTTAGATTGCCTCCAAGGACGAAACTATCTCGTGGTACGCAAGGTGGCGAAGACCCTTCGCGGCTCCTGCTGGAACGAGATTCAAAAAGCGATCACGCGCCACAACCTAAACAACCAGTTCCGCATCAGGCAAAGCGATATGATTATCGAGGCCAAGGCGAGCGGGGCGCAGATCGTTTTTGCCGGACTTGATGACGTGGAGAAAATCAAGTCCATCACCCCGGCCAAGGGAGTTTTCACGGATATTTGGATGGAAGAGGCTACGGAGTGCGACTACGGAGACTACAAGCAGCTTGACAAACGCTTGCGTGGCCGCTCAGGTTTCAAGAAGCGCTTCATCCTCTCCTTCAACCCGGTATACCTGACCCATTGGATTTACGTCGAGTTTTTCTCCATCTGGGATGACAGCAAGACGTATGCGGAGCGAGGCAGCACCTCAATCCTAAAGACCACACACAAGGACAACCGCTTCTTGGAGCCGGAAGACCACGACGCGCTTGAAAACGAACGCGACGAATATTTCCGCAACGTCTACACCTACGGAAACTGGGGAATCCTCGGCGACGTAATCTTCAAAAACTGGCACACGGAAGACCTCAGCGAGTACATGGACTTGGACGGGAAGCTCTATTTCGGGCTGGACTTTGGCTTTTCTTCCGACCCGGCAGCCGTTATCAAGGTGCGATTTGAGCGGGCAAAGAAGCGGATTCTCGTCCTCGAAGAGCTTTACGAGCGCGGCCTGATAAACACACTGTTGGCAGACGCGGCCCGACCAATCGTCGGCAGGCATCCTGTGACCTGCGATTGCGCAGAAGCGAAATCCATCATGGAATTGCGCGGATGCGGAATCAATGCCATACCGAGCAAAAAAGGCGCGGACAGTGTGATTCACGGCATCCAGTGGTTACAGGGCTACGAGATTGTGGTGGATGTTCGATGCCAAAACATGCGCAATGAATTGACCTTGTACCAGTGGCGCAAGGACAAGGACGGCAACAGCCTTCGCGTCCCGGTGGACAAGAACAACCACCTTATCGACGCGCTGCGGTATGCGCTGGAAAGCGAAATCAACGCCATACCCAGCAGCCCGCCGCCGCGAGACTACGGAAACGACAAGCCCAGCTACTGGCGAAAGTGAGGTGAACGCGAATGCCAAGCATGAAAGAATACGGCAGGATAGGCCAACGCCGGTATGCTGGCATGTTCTCGGAAGAGTTTCTACGCGAGCTGCAAGGCAGGCGCGGCATTGAGGTTTACAGGGAAATGGCGGAGAACGACGAAATATGCGGCGCAATCATCTACGCCATTGAAACCCTTATACGGCAAGCCTCTTGGAGCGTACAGCCGGGAGGCAGCACGACGAAAGACAGAGAGTGTGCGGAGTTTATCGAAAGCTGCATGAACGACATGCAGGACACTTGGACAGACACGATCAGTGAAATTCTCTCGTTTCTCACCTATGGATGGAGTTATCACGAGATTGTCTACAAGCGCCGCGTTGGAAACAGCCGCGACCCAAGGCAGAACAGTAAGTTTACAGACGGGCTAATCGGATGGCAGAAGCTCCCGATCAGAGCGCAGGAAACGCTTTTCCAATGGGAATACGATAAAGCCGACAACCTGCTAGGCATGACGCAGCTTCCGCCCCCGGACTACGACATGGCGACGATTCCCATAGAGAAAGCGCTCCACTTCCGAACAAAGTCCCGGAAGAACAACCCGGAGGGCCGCAGCATCCTTCGCTCCGCATACCGTGCGTGGTACTTTAAGCGCCGAATCCAAGAGATCGAGGGTATCGGTATTGAGCGCGACCTTGCGGGCCTGCCCGTGATGACACCGCCCGAACACTTCGACATCTGGAACGCGAACGACCCGAACATGCAAGAACTTCGGATGAACGCCGAAACCATCGTCCGCAACATCCGGCGAGACGCTACAGAGGGCGTTGTTAAGCCGTTTGGCTGGACGCTCGAACTACTCTCTTCTGGGGGCCGCAGGCAGTTTGACACAAACTCCATCATTGAACGATACGATTCGCGCATCGCCATGAGTACGACGAGCGATTTTTTGTTGCTCGGCCATCAGCAAGTGGGCAGCTTCGCTCTTTCCAGCGACAAGACGCACCTTTTCAGCATGGCGCTGGGAGCCTACCTCGACATCATCTGCGAGGTGTTCAACGGCCAAGGGATTCCGCGCCTCGTAGGAATGAACGCGGAGCATTTTAACGGCATTACTGACTACCCCAAGCTGACGCACGGGGATGTCGAATCGCCCGACCTTAAAGACCTTTCGGCATACATCAAGGAACTTACCGGCTGCGGCGTTATCATGCCGGACGAAGACTTGGAGGACTATGCGCGGCAGATCGCCAAGCTGCCGGAACGCATGGAGCTTAGGCAGTTTGACATGGCGGCGCGTGCCCAGCAGCGCAGAGAGACGCGCGAGCGGCAAGATGCGGAGCTTGAAACCGGGCGAGGCGGGCAGGACATAGATACAGAAGAAATTGCGCCGGAGGATGACGAGGTCGCCGAATAGCGCTGCATAAAGGGGGTGCTTTGGATGAGCAAGCAAACGACGCTTGATAAACTCAACTCGTTTATTGACGCTCAAAGCCCAAAGCTCGCCACCTTCTTGCACAAGCAGATAAACACGCAGCAGAATGCCGTTACATACGCAGAACTGCGTGAGGCGATCTTCCAAGGCCAGTTTCCTCCGAGCTACCTCGCTCAATGGCAACAGGATTACAGCAAATTCATCGTTGACCATTACGCGCCGCTTGTTGAAACGGCAGTAAAGCAGGCGGCGACCGACCTTTTTGCCGAATATGGAGGCGCGCTGCTCGACCCGCAGCTTGGTTTTGTCGATGACTTTATCAAGAACCACGGCGGGCAGCTTATACGCGAGGTCACGGAGACGCAGTACAAGGCTATCAACAACCTTGTGCGGCAGGCGACCATGACGGACACGATGACGGTAGACCAGCTCGCAAGGGCCATCCGTCCGTGCGTCGGGCTTACACAACGGCAGGCACAGTACGTGAAGAACTATCACGACAACCTCATCGCGCAAGGCTACTCCCCGGAAGAAGCACGCAAAAAGCAGGCAAATTATGCCGCGAAAGTACACCGCCAAAGAGCGGACACGATAGCGCAGACGGAGATGGCCTATGCGTACAACGCGGCAGCCGATTCCGTTGTTCGCCAAAGCATCAAAGACGGCCACTTCGCACCGACCGTACAAAAGCGTTGGCTGACTGCTCTGGATGAGCGCGTGTGCAACCAGTGCGGGACTATTGACGGCGAGACGGTTGACTTGGATGCGCCGTTCTCCATTGGCGTTAAACTGCCTCCGGCGCACCCTAGATGCCGCTGCACAGTATCATACGAGAATATCACCGTCCTTAAACCGACGTCGCCACAGCCCGCCTCCGCGCCTCCTGCAACGCCACAAAGCGCAACAGCGCCGCAGCAGAGCTTGCAAGTCTCCGTGCCAAATTCGCCCAACATCGGCACGCTCAACTACAAGAGCAGTAACAAGATGGGGACGGGCGAGATGCACCAGTACACGGACGCGAACGGGAGCGAATGGCTGTTCAAACCGGCACAAAGCAAGTACGGCGGCCATAGCGAGCCGTTCCGCGCTTATGTGCAAGAAGCCGGTTACAAAGTGCAGGGCATCGTAGACTTGGACACCGCCGTGCCGGTCAAAGCCGTCACGCTCGATACGCCCAAAGGAACGAGGTTTGGCGCAGCGCAGCTTCGCGTCGATGACATAGACATCACCTTTGACCTCAAAGGCTGGCAAAGCGGCTACGGCGGCACGTTCCCGGACGCGGACATCATATCCCAACTCCAACGCGAGAACGTCACCGACTGGCTGTTGTGCAATTACGACAGCCACGGCGGGAATTTCATTCGCGTAAACAGCACGGGCAGAATCATAGGCGTGGACAAGGAACAGGCTTTCCGATACATCTCCAACCCCGCGACGAAGAAGATGGACATCAACTTTCACCCAAACGCCGCCTATGGAGAGACGGAGCCGATTTACAACACGATTTATCGTAAGTTTGCGCAGGGCGACATCGACATCAACCTCAACGACGTTTTGCCGTACATACAGCGCGTAGAGGCCGTTCCCGATTCTGTTTACCGAGAGATATTCCGCGATTACGCCGAATCACTTCACGGAAAGGGCGCTGCAGCGGAATCGCTGTTGGATGATATTGTGGCCCGGAAGCAGGGCCTGCGTTCGTCGTTTCGGGACTTCTACAGCGACCTTATGACGCAGCGCACCGGCAAGAGCGTCACGTTCCAGTTTGCGGATGAGATAACGAACACCGCAGGCGCTTCGCTGCAAAGCGTAGCGATGTCCAGCACGTCCCTAAAGAGCATGTCTCTTGGCGATCTGAAATCCCTCGCCCAGCAGCAGGGAATCAAATACGCTTGGAACATGAACAAAGCGCAGCTTATAGACGCTATTTCCGACCCAAGTAAAACAGCGCAGATCGTAGCCGATGCGAAAGCGCGGGCCTACGGCATCGGAACAAAGCCCAAGAAGCCCAAGGCGCAGGCGGCCACCACGCCCGCACCGACTGCGAGCGGCAGGCCAAAGGTCGATGGTATCACGCAGCTTGGAGATGCGATGGAGGATTTCGATGAAGCGCTTGACAACAGCGGACTACGCGGCGTATCATTGATTTCTGACGGCACAGCACTTGAGGGCATGCAAACCAACCTGCGTAAACTCACGATAGACGGCAAGGATTGCTACGAACTCAGCGGGAAGCTAACCTATGGGAGATGGCAGCAGGCGCAACAACAGTTTTCAAGGCAAAACGTTGATGAATGGATCTTCCAACCGGCGACCGGCAAGCTCGACTACACAAAGCCTGTCCTCGAACTCACGAACGTCAATTCACGGCGCTACAACATCCCGACGATGTTTATACGCGACGGCGACAATATGCTCGTGATTACGGGCAATGGCTGCGAGAGCAGCGCACGCGCAATGATGGGCGAGTTCAGCATCCGTGTATTTTCCTCGGACGGCAAGGTGGCGGCGCGCAAAGCGCGCGACCTGCTTTCGCAGGCGCAGCTTACGGACATCTTTGACGATGTTGATGATGCGATGCTTGACCGCTACAAAAAGATGCGCCTGATATGGCAGAACGACCCTAACCTCGCCGGAACACTCGACCCCATAAAGAGTACGGATGCGGATATCCAAATCGCCCTTAATCGGCTCGGAATCACGCAAGAGCGCGTTGACAAACTAAAGCTGGTCAAGGTGACGGACGGCTACTTCACGTTTTACGACCAATACAACGTTGACCTTGCAGACCAGAAGGGCGTAGCTTATGTTTGGGCAGGCGTAGGCAGTAAGGGCAGCGCGACATCAATCATCCAGAGCGGCGAAATGGTTGCATCTGCACAGCGCCTTAAACGCGGAATACTAAGCGGCGGCGCTTCGGTCGATTCTGACATCAGGACAGGCGGAGCGGATAATGTGTTCACCCGCATCGCCATGAAGAACGATGTTGGGCAAAGGCGGTTTTCGAGCAGTTTCGCCAGCGGCGATTACCAGTTCATTTTTGACCGAAAAGTCTTGGGAAGAACAGACTGGTACGCATACGACGATGACGAATTTGGAACAACGCTAGCGAGTACGTTTGCAGACCGAAAATCAGTTTCAGACCACTTTGATAACCTTGGCCTTCGCTACTGCAGCTCGAACGAAGTCATGTTTCGCAAAAGCCTCAGCTTGGCCGACATGACGGAAATCCGCTGTGAGAACAGTTGGTTAAAGGACGACCTCGTAGACGCGCTGCACAACGTTGGAATAAACGAGATCAACGGGACAAAAATAGAACAGTTTATCAAAGTCGGAAAGGGGAAGTTGTAATGCTCGGCAAAAAAGAGCGGACGCAGTACATAAGGGCGAAGTACGGAAGCGACTTTTCGGCGCTTGAAAGCTGCGACCCTCGCGTCCCCTACACCGTAAGGGAGAAAGGCAGCAAAGCTATCCTTGCCGTAGCAATCGGCCTTTGCACAAGCAAGGACGGTCAGCTTTGCTACTACGACTTTGAGCGCGGACACATGTTGCGCGGTAAAGCCGTAAAAAAGCTCAAGAATGGAATCATCTTCCAAACGGCTATTTTCAAGAAACCGCTCGTTTTCGAGCCGTTGACGCTAGAGGAATTTGAGCGAGAGTTCAAGCCGACTTTACCGACCGAGCTTGCGCAACGGCTCAACTCGCTTGATGATGTGTATGTCTGGTATCGCAAAGAAGCGGGCATGGTATAGCCCGCCCTCTACTTCCCATCCCTTGCCCCAAACAGGGCCGGGGATTTTTTCGTTTTGGAGGATTACAGCATGAAGCATATCTTTTCGGACTTTTACCGGCAAAGGCCCTCCGCAGGCCAAGGGGCTGCTCACTGTACAAAAGGCTGATGATGAACGGCACATGGTTTTTGGATGGGCGTCCATCGCACAGCAGCCAGACGGGAGCATAGTCCAAGACTACCAGAGGGACATAATCGACATCGACGACCTTGAAAGCGCCGTATACGACTACGTCATCCTATACCGAGACGGCGGCGAAATGCACGAACGCGGAGGCGTAGCGGTGCTTGTTGAAAGCTGCGTTTTCACAGCCGCCAAGATGCAGGCAATGGGCATCCCCGAAGGGACGCTGCCTTATGGATGGTGGATTGGCCTCAAAATTACCGACGATGATGTTTGGGCCAAGGTGAAGGACGGCACTTACCGCATGTTCTCCATCGAGGGCGAGGCCGTGCGGCAGGAAGTCGATGACGATGAGAAAGGAGGAAGCGATGAATAAGCCTACATTTCTCCGCAATTTGAAGATACGCAAAGTAGACCTTGTTGACCAAGGCGCAAATCAGCACGCCCACATACGTCTCGCAAAGCGGAACGATGAAACATCTGAAACCACCGAGGCCACCGGCGAAGAAAAAGCGTTTTTCGCGCGCATCGGGGCGGGCGTAGCAAAGCTGTTTCGGGCGGAGGCCGAAAAGGTTGACAAGGGCGGCGCAGTAACATTTGAGGAAGCGTCCGAAGCGCGGGACATGCACGGCGCTATCTACCGCATTTCAGACGCTATGTGCGAAAGCGTCCAAGCAATAATGAGCGACGGCGATCTGAGCGATGCGCAGCGCGCCGAAATGCTCAACACGACGGCTGAACAGGTTGCGGATGCTATCAAGGAAATCGCCGGGAAACTGCGCTCCGCCGTTGAAAAGATCGACGAAGCCTTAGAAGAACCGCCCTTGCAGGAACCCGCGGAACCCGCATCGACAGGGCAAGACACCCCCATCAGCACCACAGAAAACGACCACGAACGGGAAGGAGAAATAGCCATGAACTTCGATACCGTAAAAATGACCCCCGAAGACAAGGCCGCCTTTGACGAGCTGGCGAAGCGCTATGCCGTCGAAGAACCGGCTCCCACCACCGACCCCGCTCCGACCACCGAAGCCGCGCCGTCCCAGCCGGAAACCGACGATGTTTACAAGGGCCTGCACCCCGCGGTAAAGGCGGAGCTTGAAAGCCTGCGCAAATTCCGCGAGGAATCCGAGATGCGCCGGTATTCTGAAATCGCCAAGAAGTACACTCTTCTTGGCAAGAAGCCCGAAGAACTTGCGGTCGTGCTTAAAAGCCTTAACGACGCTGGCGGCACCGCCTACGCCGACATGATCGGTCTGCTCGACAGCAACCTTGCGCTCGTTGAGAAAAGCGGAGCCTTCGGCGAGCTTGGCAAGCGCGGAGCGGATGCCAGCGATGACCCTTGGGGGAAAATTGAGGCCGCGGCACACGCCAACATGAAGCTCAACGCCAACATGCGCTGGGCGGAGGCCGTCGAAAAAGCCTGCAACGAGCATCCCGATCTCGTTGAGGAATACGAGAAGTCCCGCAAGTAAGCGGCAGAAAGGAGAACCACATGAGCTACCTCAATCACGCTATCGACAATTCGCCGACCATCAGAGGCACGGCGGGGGCAGCCATCAACACCCCCGGCCTGCTGGCCGTCAAGTTTGACACCAGCGGAAACCTTGTACTGCCCTCGGCGGGCGACCCCATCATCGGCATTGTGCTTGCCGACGAAGACACCGTGGCGGTTGGCGACCCGCTCCACATCCAGATCAAAGACATCACCTACTGGCTCGCAGGTGCGGCGATTAAGGCGGGCGACATGCTCAAACCTGATGCGACCGGCAAAGCCATAGTCGCCACTGCGGGCGACGCTGTAAGCGCCATCGCCCTTGAAGCCGCGGCGAGCGGAAAACCCTGTAAGGCCATGATCTGCCACACGGCGATTCCTGCCGCCGCGCAGGGCGTTGGTGGCTAAAGGCCAAACCTAACTAAAAGCAAAAACGCTAGGAGTGATTGAAAATGAAAAATGCCGCCACGAACGCTTCCATCCAGGCGCAGATCGCCAAGGGCTGGAAGCCCAACTACTATCTGACCAACATGAGCGTGGCCCACTTCCAGCCCGATGACTGGTTTGTCAGCCCGTTTATCTTCCCGCTGCTGCCGGTGAGCCTTTCGACCGGCCACTACTACGTTTTCAACAAAGCCGATCTCGCGCGCGACAACGTGCAGCGCAAGCCGAAGTATGGCAAGGTAACGCCGATGATCTTCGGAACGAGCGAAGAATCCTACAGCTGCGATGTAGATCAGGTCATCGTCGGCCTTGACCAGATCAGCACCTTGGATTACCAGCGCGCCAACACGCCCGGCATTTCCGACCCGCGGCGCGCCAAGGTCCGCATGGCGACGGAACAGCTCAAACTGCACGCCGACCGTGTGTTTGCGGACGGCTTCTTCAAGGCGGGCGTGTGGACGAACGAATACACCGGCGTTTCCACCACCCCCACCGGCAAGCAGTTTTACCAGTTCGACGACGCGAACTTCGACGCGGTGCATTTCTTCGGCGGCCTGCGCACCGAAATGATGCGCAACGGTCGCCGTAAGCCGAACGTGCTGGCGCTGGGCGTTGAAGCCTACGAAGGTCTGAAGCGCAACCCCGAAATTCTTGAGCGCGTCAAGTATTCCGGCAGCACTGCGAACCCCGCGACGATCAATGCGAACGTGCTGGCGCAGCTCCTTGAAATCGACCGCGTCGTGGTGCTGAACAGCACGTACAATGCTGGCGGCTACGGCACGGAAGATATGCAGTTTATCTGCGACAGCAAGGGCGCGCTCCTTGCCTACGCAGCCCCCGCACCCGCTATCGACGAAGCCTCCGCGGGCTACACGCTCGCTTGGGACATGCTGGGCAACGGCCAGTATCTCGCTTTCGACCAGTGGGAGGGCGAGGGTGGAACCCACACCGAGTTTATCGAGGGCCTTATGTCCTCTACACCCAAGAAGGTTTGCGATGAACTCGGCTATTTCCTCAAGAGCTGCGTCGCGTAACCAACCACACCGGCGCAGCGGTAAAAAGCGTATCGAAAACGCGCCGGATGCGTTCACCTCCTCGCATTGGTGAAATCGCTCGCCCGAAGGTTGCCTGACCATCAACCTTCGGGCGCAAAGCCATTTCTGCGCTGCGCTTTACTTCACGCCCAAAATCCAAGGAAAGGAGGGGAACGTGCATGAAGAAGATCACTTGCAAAAAGCCCTGCACCTTTGGCGGCCAACGGTTTTTTATTGACGACGAAGTGCCGTGCGAGCTTGTTTCCGCTCAACGCGAGAAGCCTCTAGTCAAGTATGGCTACATTTCCGTCGAGGAAGCCCCAGATGCGCCTGCGACCGCAGAGCCTACGGACAACACTGGCGACGCCGCGCAAGGCGTTAAACAGCCCGCAGAGGACGTTAAACACACGGAGATGCCGGACGGCGCGACGAACAAGAGCAAAGGGAAGAAGGTGAAGGAATGAACTACACCTACAATCCCGCAGAGATCGCGCAAGACGGCGTGAGCCGCGCCAGATTCGAGTTGGGCGACACGATGGTTGACGGCGGAGCGGAAACTTGCATGCTTTCGGACGAAGAAATATCGGCGATAGTCCAAGACGCAAGCGGATGGAAGACGGCTCTTTACAGGCTTGCTGATGCCGTTTGCATGAAGCTATCTTACGAAACAGACTGGACGGACGATGGTACGTCGTTTAAGCTCAACCAGCGCGCAGAACGATGGTTGAAGCTACGCGACCGGCTTAAAGCGGATGCTGATGCCGAAGCCACGCTGCCTGTTTCGGAAGCGGTAAACGCCGCCATTCACAACCCCCGTGACGGCGGCCATTACTTCTTCGCCGGAATGATGGAGAATCCCCGCGTGCAGCCACCGCGCTACCAAGGAGGGCGTAGGCGATGATGCACGGTCGTATCGGCCCGATGAGGCCGGAGTGCTTCCCTAAGCCATTCAACGTCTATTCAAAGAAAAGCAGCGTATCTGAAATAGGACGCGCCACAAAGAAGGGCGAGATGGAGCTTAAATGCTCTTTGCGCTGCATCTTGTCCGTGGCAAAGCCGGAGGAACGCGAGCGATTTAATCAAATAGGCGTAACGGTCACTCACTCCCTCATACAGCGCGGCAGCCCCAAAGCAAAAGAAAGCGATGTTTTCGCATTAAACAAGAATGGCAAAGAAACGCGCTGGTTTCGCGTGCAGGCAGTCCATAACAAGGGCGAGATGGATATAGATACCGTGTACTACTGCGAAGAAAGAGGCGACCTCAAATGAGCTTCAAGATCGACATAGCCGGAATCGGCCAGCAAGCGCTCAATCAGGTGAACGCCGAACTTCCCGCTCGTGCAGAAGCGGCGTCCCAAAGATTGAGAAGCGCCGCCCTTGAAATCCTGCGCGGCAGGCGCAGCGGCAGGCACTACGGCAAACATATCGCATCTGCGCCCGGAGAGCCGCCCGCAGTGAGAACCGGCAGACTGCGCGGAAGCTGGCGACCAGTGCGATACGGAGCAAACCATCAGAACCCCGCCATTGAATCAAACGTCATGTACGCTGGCTACATGGAACACGGCACTCCGGGCGGGATGATTGCACCGCGACCATACGAGGCAAAGATCGTTCAAAAGGCAAAGCCGGAGATCGAAGCGATTTACGCAGCGCCGTTCAGCATCACTTTCTAGGGAGGTGCCCGCATGGAACTCAAGGCTATGCTGCACAAACGGCTCACCGAAGACAAACGGCTTTCGGAGATGCTTGCAGAGTTTTGCGAACAACCGGCCATCTTTTACGGGCAGGCTCCCACGGCGGACTGCGAAGAATGGGGAGACGAACAGTACCCAAGAATCGACTACCTCATCGACATGCAGGAAAACCCCGCCAGAAACGCAAGCGGCGTACTCTCGATCAACGCCTGGTGCGACGCAGACAGCGGCGCAACGCCGGAAGAAATCGAGATTGCACTCCGCGACAGTTTGCATGCAGCCTTTGCCCAGACGGACGATTATCCCTACTGTTTTTCTTGGGTGCGCTCCGACGCTTTCGAGGCCAGCAATCAAAACGAGCAGACCGCACGCACTATTGGCGTGACGGTCATTTTTGATATTATGGCGTGCCCTTGCCAATACACGATGTACCCCGACCCGATAAAGGCGATGAACATCTGGACAAAGACCGTTCTTCCAAACGCCGTCGTTTTGGGCGAGGATGAAATCGACGGATGGCTAGTACCCACAAAGGACACGCCCGTCATATACTGGCAGCTTGCCGCACAGGGCATCCAGCAAAAGCACTTCACGCACACATGGCTCGACATCACCATTGAAGGACATGTGTGCGCCAGAACCGCCGCCGACAGGCTTTACAACCTAGTCCGCATTAACTCGGCTGCCGCCCTTGCGGGGCATATCCCTTTAGAGGATTCGTCGCCGCTGTTTTTGCGGAACTACACATGCAGGCCAAATTTCAACTACCTCTCGCAAGGGCAAATCCAGACGGGCGGCAGATTTGGACTGCTGCAGCCTTGGTACGGTAAGCAACCAGACCCGAAGCTCAACAAGGCAAACTTCACGATGAAGGAGTGAAAGAAATGGCGAAGGAATCCACGCCCAAGACCACACCCACCGTCAGCGTCGAAGAACCCATTTACGAGGCGACGGAGATCGCGGCCAACGCCCCTAGCTTGTTCGGCCATAGCGTCGATATAGCGACGGCGGCGCTTGACTATAACCACATCACGAAATGCACGCTCAACAAGGCCAAGCAGGTCATCAAAGAGTTTGCGGAAAGGAAGGTATAACATGTCTGGAAGATACTCTAGCGGCCAGACCATGCCGCGCCCCGGTGTGTACTTCCGCGAGGAAGCGACCGGCGCGACCGAACTCATCGGAGCGCGGAACGGCGTAGTAGCCGTAGCGTTCAAGGCGAACTGGGGGCCTCTTGGCGAGATCGTTACGCTTGAATCCCCCGCCGAAATCGCCGGTATCTACGGTGACGACAGCGCGGACAACAGCAATGTTGAGATTCTGCGCAAGATTTTCATTGGCGGTGCCAGCCAAATCAAGGCCGTCCGCGTGGGCAGCGGAGGCACTAAGGCTTCTACCGCGCTGAAGGACACGACCGAAACCACGCCGGTGAGCGTGGTGAACCTCGAAGCCAAGTACGCCGGTACGCGCCCTTTGAGCGTCACCATCAAGGACAGCCTCTCCGTCACCACCCAGCGCGAGTGCATCATCTACTCCGGCACGAAGGAGCTGATGAAGGTCACGTTCGCCAAGGGCGACGCGGAGGTCGATGCCCTCGTTGCGGCGATCAATGCCGACGAAGCCTCCATCGTCACCGCTTCCAAGGCGGCGGCTGGCAACGGCAAGCTGGCGGCGATCACGCAGACCGCTTTTACCACGGTGGGCGCATCGCCGACCATCTCCAACACCGACTACGATGCAGCGTTTACTGTGCTGGAAAGCGCGCAGTGGAACGTGCTGTGCGTAGACAGCAACGACACCGCCGTACACTCGCTTGTCAAGGCGTTCATCAACCGCGCAAACGACGCAGGTTTGATGGGCATCGCCTGCGTTGGCGAACCGACCAGCGTAGCCCTCGCCACCCGGCAGAGCGATTGCGCGGCGTTCAACTCGTACAACGTCGTGTATGTTCTCAACGGCTTCAAGATCGGCAACGAAGTCTACGAGGGCTTCAATGCCGCCGCCGTCGTTGCCGGCCTTATCGCGTATCTCCCCGCGAACGACAGCCCGACGCACAAGATCATCGGCGGCGCGACGGAAATCGTCGGGCCGCTTACGAACACCCAGATCGTGGACTGTCTTGCGTGCGGCGCTATCGTGTTCACCGTTTCCGCGACCGGCGCGGTCTGGATTGAACAAGGCATCAACACGTTCACCGTCCTTGATGACGACCACGATGCGGGCTGGAAGAAGATCAGGCGCACAAAGACGCGCTTTGAGCTTATCCAGCGCATCCTTGAAAATACCGAGGGCATCATCGGCAATGTCGGCAACGACAGCAACGGCAGACAGACGATCATCGCTATTGCCAACGGCATCATCGAGCAGATGATTGCCGAAAACAAGCTGATTTCCGGCAGCGTCTACGAAGACCCCTCCAACCCGCCGCAGGGCGACAGCGCGTGGTTTGTGATTGAAGTTCTCGACCTTGACAGCATCGAGAAGGTATACATCACCTACCGTTTCGCGTTCGCAGAAGAATAACCAGAGAAAGGAGTAAAGCAGTATGGCTGTATTGAACAGCGCCCCCGCCGTTGATGTCCGCAAGGTAATGAGCGGCAAGGACGGCGCTCTCTACGACGATGAGGGCAACCTTCTCGCCCAGATCGAGAGCTTCCAGTCGCAGGTGAACATCACCAACCAGACCTACCAGCCGCTCGGCTCCGCGCAGGAACGCAGCTCCATGACCAGCTACAAGGTCACGCTGACCATGACGGAGATCGTCATCGTGAACAACAATTTCTCCCGCATGCTTTTCGATGGGATGAAGAACCATCGCATGCCCACGTTCAACTTCCGCGGCATGGTGCGCAGCCCCTACGATAACAGCGAGGAACAGGTCGTATACCGCGACTGCGTCCCCGATGGCACCATCGACCTGCAGAACCTCCAGCCCGGCGAGCTTTATAAGCGTAGCTGGAACTGGGTTGTCAACCAGCCCCCGGATTTGCAGAGCCTTTTGCAGAACGTCTAAGCGGCCGTTCTACGGCTTCTGCGCAAAACACACCCACATACAAGCAGGGCGGCAAAAAAGCCGCCCTGCGCCGTTTAACTACGTTAAACACACAATCGAAAGGAGAGGCATGAAATGAGCAAGGTCAACGACAACTACGAGATCAACGAGGAACCCATGACGCAGGAAGAACTCAACACCGAACTTGCGTTCAACGAGGACGAAATCCTCAAAGCGCTTACGGACAACACGCAGCACGAAGACCGCTTTGAAACCGTGGAGGTGCTGTTCGGGAAGGTCAAATTTGCTTTCCGCATCCGTCCCCTTTCTGAGAGGGAGTGGGACAAATGCCGGGAGCATAACACGCGGTATCAGAAAAACCGCAGGCTCGGCGGCATGCGGTTGCCTGAAAGCACCGACACCACGGGCTACCATTCCGAGCTTATCTACACGGCGACGGTCGATGAAGACAAAAAGAAGCTGTGGGACAACAAGGCTTTCTGGAAAGCCGTAAACGCCCTCACCGGCAAGGACATGGTGGACAAGCTGATTCCTTACGCCGGAAAGAAGCAGGCCATCGTAGACCGCATTGAAGCGATCTCCGGCTATGATGACGAAGACTACGACAACGTCGTAAAAAACTGATAATCGCTGGCGGCAAGTCGCGGCTGCTCCATCACATCTTCCAACGCACGGGAATAACGCCCGATGAGGTGATGAGCAAACCGCGATTTGTCCGCACTTTTCTGCTGCAAAGCATGGTAGTCCAGCTCGAAGCGGAAGCAGAGCAGGCAGCCGCGGCAAGAGCGCGGCAGCAGCAGGCAGAGGCCGCACGCCGTAGTCGGCGAAGGAGGTGACGGGCCTTGGAACAGGTCTTTAGAATCGAGATACCTATTGAGGCCGTGGACAAAACGGACGCATCCGCGCTCCGACAGCTCGAATCCACGCTTCAAAAGATATTCTCCGCCATGCAAAAAAACAAGGCATCCGCCTCCGACGTATTCGACGCGATGGAGAAGGGCGCAAACGAGGCCCGTTCCGCCATGCAGAAGACGGCCAAAGCAGCAGAGGATGCGGCGGATAGCTATGATTCCATCGCAGAGGCAGCGGGCGACGCGGGCGACGAACAGGCAAATGCCGCCAGCGATGCGGCGAACGCATTTGTAAACATAGACACGAAACTACATACAGTCACCACCGGCTACAAAAACGTCGGTGATGCAGCTTCGGAGGCTGGCCGAAAGGCCAGCCCCGCCTTTACACAAGCGGGAGAGAACGCGGACGCTTTTACAAAGCGCGTCGAGAAGTCCAACCAGACGCTGCGCAAGATGTTCTCGGACAAATTCCAGCTCATAATGTCGGCCATCGACAGGGCTTCCCCCATACTTAAATCCATATCTGGGACAGTGAAGGGGCTTGTCGGAAAGACGTGGAGCGTCGCCGTCAAGATGAAAGACTTTGTGACCGCACCGTTCCGAAAGATATGGAACATGATAAACAGCCCAATAACACTCGCGCTTTCCGTCGTAGGCGTCGGATTTAGCGCGAGTGATGTTTTATCTACATACAACGGCTTTGAAAGCCAAATGAGCGGCGTTCGCGCGCTCACGGGCGCTACCGGCGAGGACTTTTTGCTGCTGAAAGAGACAGCGAAGGAGCTTGGCGCGGAAACGTCGTTCAGCGCGTCACAGGCCGCAGAGGGCATGCAGAACCTTGCTTCGGCGGGCTTTACCACAAGCGAGATCGTTGCCGCTATGCCCGGCATGCTAGACCTTGCCGCTTCCAGCGGCGAAGATCTCGCCGTTGCATCTGATATAGCCGCGACCACTTTGCGCGGGTTTTGTCTCGAGGCTTCGGAGGCGGCACATGTTGCCGATGTACTTGCCGAGGTTTCGGCGCGCACTAACGCCACGGTAGCGGACACGGGCGAAGCCATGAAATACATTGCGCCGATAGCAAACGCGATGGGCCTTTCGCTCGAAGAAACAGCCGCAGCCATTGGTCTGCTCTCTGATGCAGGCATTAAAGGATCGCAGGCTGGCACAACGCTTCGCGGTGCGCTTTCAAGGCTTGCCAAGCCCACCGAGGATATGCTGGAAGTGATGGATTCGCTGGGCCTTTCCTTCTACGACAGCAACGGGCAAATGAAGTCGATAAGCTCTATCGTCGGGATGCTAAAAAACAACATGGCGAGCCTCACTGAAGAACAGAAGCAGAACGCCCTCGTAACGTTGTTTGGGCAGGAAGCGCTTTCTGGAATGATGGTGCTTATGGAAGCGGGGCCGGAAAAACTCGACGAACTGACCCGCTCACTTGAAAACTGCGAGGGCGCGGCAAGCG